GGTACAGATACTTGCTCTGCACTATTCTACAACAAGAGTACTGATATTGAAGACTTCTCAAACTGGAAGATGATTGATGGTAAACACTATTGCCCTGTGTGCGATGGGGTGAGGTCATTAATGGAGTGTATACCTTTAAAGAAAAAATAGTTATGGCAACCTATAGAATAGTAGATATGTATCGTAAAAGCAAGGCTGTTAATGGCATACATTACGATTCTGAGGATAATCAAATCCTTGCTTATCGTGTAGATAATAGACATTCGTTGTTATTTGGACTTATCCATTATTGGGACTATGGCGCATATAACCTTTGCCAAGACTGTTTGTTTTCTTCGATAGATAAAGCAGAAGAAGCTATATTGAATGTAGATAAAAGTAAAATAATAACAATTTTATATGAATAGCTTATGAAAATAGAAAATATCAAGTTCAAGGCTAAACGTCTTGACGGAAAAGGATGGGTAATCGGTGATTTGCTGCATTCATACGAGAATGGTGCTATCATAGTTCCTATAGAAGGAGGTGGTGCATTTTCTGTTGACCCTTCTACAGTCTGCCAGTTCACAGGACTGAAAGACTGTGAGAACCAAGACATCTACGAGGGAGACATTCTCGCAGAAAAAGAATATCCTGTTTTTGAAGTCAGGTATATTAACTGCACATTTGCTGCTGATTATATGGGATATGATAGATTTATTTTTAATCTTCTTGCATTAAGTAAAACTTGCAAGGTTTGTGGTTCAAAATTTGACAGAAAGGAAGGTGAGAAAAATGATGAAGAAAAGAACATATAGGATACTCATTATAGTCTTTTTCTGCATGATGATGGGATATATTCTCGTTGGAACAATCCTTAATCCATCTGTTTACGAAGTGACAAGATTATTTTTGTCTGGCTTGTTCTTGGGATATTATACATATTGTTTATATAGCATTTATGAAGGAGGTAAGGAATGAAGATTAGACAAGCAAAGAAGATAATGAAAGCAGACACTTATGCTGATTATCCAAGTAAGAATCATTCACCTTACTGGAAAGTGAAGTTTAAGGAAGCTTATAACGAGTATGGTTGTGTTATGTTCTGTGAAGGTTCGAGCAAGTGTAAATACCGCAACAAGTTCGACCATCGTATCAAAAAGGCAATTAATTTAACAATATAAGTAGTTATGGACAAAACAAAATTACATGCATCATTACTCTTCCTGATGCTAAAACTGGAAGAGGCAAAGAGCAACCCGATTGCTGAAAAGAACTTTGTTGCTGCATTGACGGAAGTGCTCAGATATTTCCGTGATAACGGAGAGTTGAAGAAAGCCTATGAAAGCCAAAAGGATTCATTGGAAGATATGGCTAATAGTTCTTGGGCGAAAGCACTAAAGGAATATGTTTCCTCCAAAAACCAAGAAGACGGAGTTGATGTAAAGTTACCTGATATAGATGAACTTATTAAGAAACTAGCTTCTGATGAGTTCATCTCCAAGAAAATCAAGGATATTCTTGGAGATAACAATGTGGACGGAAAGGAGGAATAGCTTATGGCTGAATTGTTATTTGACATTTTTCTTTTTTCTTGTACGACTGCTATAGGGTTTATAATAGGATATTATTCACGAAAGTAAAATAGCTTATGAAAATAGAAATCAAAAGAGTAACGGACTGGCAGCGTGTAGTGGATTCTGCTCGGTTCACACAAGGCAAGGAACCGCTGGGACATGAGCCTAGCGATGAGTTCAAGAAACAGATGATTCTCAGCGAGCATTCACCGCTCAGGGAATTGGAGTTCGATATTAAGATGTATGGCATACCATACTGGGTGAGCAACCATTTTGTTCGCCATGTTCATGCTCAGCCATTTGTCTCCACATCTAGACCAGATATTACTGGCTCCAAGGTATCACGTCACGATATGCGGCAGGATGATTTGGTCAACTTGCAGCTATCCCTCAACGCTCAGGAGATTATCAATATCTCTAAACTGAGACTCTGCAACAAGGCATCAAATGAGACAAGAGAGGTGTGGTACTTTGTTGTTGATGAATTGGCACGTATCGAGCCTTTGCTTGCATCCGCTTGCGTTCCTCAATGTGTATATAGAGGTTTCTGCCCTGAGCCGAAATCATGCGGAAGAACTAAAAGCAACATATTTTCAGTCATAAGAAAATACTACAAAAATCTCGAAACATATTAAAGTAACCACCCAATGAAATATCCAAAATATAACGTCAACGAATTTGTCGGTGGGCACTTCGAGTACACCACTCCCTGCCCATTCGGCATATACGGCAAGTACACCAACGAAATACTATATGTTGGTAGCCTTGCTTGCCAGCGATGCGAACACTTCCGAGGTATCAACAAAGAAGATGGTATCGTATCTTGTGGAATCGAATAGTTTTAAGAGTGCAGCCTATCTGCATTCTTCTTAATAATTAATCAAATTTTATATATGAATACAAAGAAAATCTCAATCATTCAGCGTATCAAGGAAAAATTCCTTGGCAAGCAGTTCTTTATTGCAGTTATCGCTAACAAGGGAACCAGTTCCTACTTCGTCAACTCTACCATCTACCGCTCAGAGAAGGAGGTGAAGGCTTACAAGAAGTACATCACCACAGACGAGCGTATGAAACAGAGCTTCGATTTTGTAGGTTATTATGGTTTCCGTTCAAAGTTCGACTTCCGCATTCCTCTTAGCGGAAAGCCAGTATCAGTTGAAGAGGCAAAGAAACTGGCAGAGAAGTAGTATGGGAAAGTTGATAGACCTTACTGGACAGCGTTTCGGCAGATTACTCGTCTGCCGAAAATCTGACAAAGAGAACCACCAGCATGGTGCGTTCTGGATATGCAAATGTGATTGTGGCAGGGGTTGTACGGTTCTTGGTTCTGCTCTTCGTGACGGACGAACCAAATCATGTGGCTGTTACCGCTCAGAGCGAGCATCTGCCATCATCACCAAGTATGGCAACCGCAATGGTAGACCCAAGCGGAAAGACAAAGTTAACGGATAATATCCATTTTATCACTTTTCATATTATATTTGCAACATGAAATTCAAGTATTTAATAGATAAAGTTAATGGTTTCAGACACCGCAACGATTTTGTGGTACTGGACGGAAGAGCCAACTCGGTCACGCTCTCCAAGGGCATCTATGACCACATCATGCAGAAGGAGCGAACAGACAATTCCATCTTCGTGTTCAGGTTATCTGACAGAGGTACATATGGTTTCTGCATGCGTGAGGACTGGGAAGAACTTCGCAAAGCCAACACCGCCTTCGCTCAGCTTCAATTCAATCAGAAGTATAAGAAGGTAGGTTTCCGAAGTGACTTCCCTTCCATCACCGCCATCCTTGATGAGTACAACCTTCCTCTCAACAGAATGGTTCGTCTTACTTGCATCCCACGCAAGTCAGCCAAAGGCGAACCTTATTACGAAATCATGCGACCAAACTTAAATTCGAGCACATGGCAACAAGACAAGAAGTAATACTCAAAGGGCTTACCCACTCTCCATCCGACTACGATTGTCAGGATGGGGAGTTGGCAACCTGCCTCAACCTCATCAACGAGGATGGGGCACTCCACCCTATTCACCAGCCAGTAGTAGCCGAGCAGAACATCACGCTGGATGCAGGAGATACTATCGAACTGGTGCATAAGGTAACACATAATGAAACGATTCACTCCCACTACATCATCCGCAAATCAGATGATACTTGGTACTGGATGGAGAAAGGTGGAAACGGAACCAAGAGCACCATCGACTTAAACGGATTCCACGTTAATGCTGTCACAGCAGTAGGCAATATCCTTTCATTTGTTGGCGATAGTAAGATATTATATTGCTATTGGGATAATGGGATTTATCGTGTTGTCGATTTTACGGAGGTAACTTACGATGCAAAACTAACACGCACTTCATTCAAAATGAGTGTAGATAGTTGGGTTAAGGATAATACTATTACCGAACAAGGATATACTCTTCCTTTAGAGGATTTTGATTCTTATGGATTTCCTGAAGAACTAGGAGAAAATGTAACTACTAGGCTTTTCGCTAGTCAGGATGCCTATGTTAACAAATACATGGACTCTTATTCTTTCAAATACATACAATTTGCTATCCTTGCTATTCAACTATATGATGGCTCATACATACAAATTGGCAATCCATTTATACTTGCCCCAAAGGAAAGAATAGAAGATAGTATCGGATTCCGCTGGACTAGAGATGGAGGTGGAATGACAAGTGGAAATCTTAATCTTACTTATGAAGCTGATAATATATATGCAACCTATAAAGGTCAAGAAATAGATAACTACGAGCTTTCCGTAAACATTAAAGATATTGACAAATACAATACTTTAATTAAAGGGGTTGACATGTTTATTTCTAATACCTTATTCCCTTATAATACGAATGGCAATATAATTGCTAAAGAAAATTATTTCTATTTCCGCAATGATAAAGGACGTATGAAAATATCAGATTATTCGTATATAAATGGTAAGTTTGTAATGGGTGTTAGAAACTATCATTACCAGCCATATACAGAAGAAGAGATTTACGAGAAAATCGACAATTTATCATTCTATAAGAGCACCAGTTTCTCTTTTGATGATGTTAAGGATGGTACTTCAAAAAAACTGAAAAGGGTTTTAGGAACAGAAGATAGTTTGCCTATTGCAGACCTTCAACGAGAATCGTATGGTGCAATGTGTGCTATAACATATAACAACAGATTACATCTTGGAAATGTTATGTCTTCCATCACCACACGATGCAATAATGGTAATGGGTATTATTCTCCAGTTGCGCCAAACAAGAGCCTTGTGGAGGATAGTTATCAGTTCTTGTTTAGATACGAACCAAAGGGGCAGTTCAATGGAAACTACATAGATAACTTCGGTACAGACCAAGATGGTAGCAACTGCATAGATAAGATATGCCAAGTTGTTTCCAAAGTATATCTCAAAATAAACAACAAGGATGAAGTTTTTTCTTATTACGATGAACTTCATTACCCTCTACCACCTATTCTTTCTTTCCCTTCAAACAAGGCGAAAGTAATCGATTTACTTATCAGAATCCCAGAGAGAGGTGTTTACTCTTGTTATAAAAAGTCATTCAGCTTATACGAGAGCGAAACATTTGGTTTTAACTATGCGGTCAATTATTCAAATGGAACATTCTGCCCTATCCAAGCTAACGATGTTACTATGAACTACGAGAGTTGGGCGGTTACTATATCCCAAGACCCATCGTGGAAGAAAATTTCAGAAGAAGAGTTCAATAAAGAGAAAGCGAACATCAAAGAATCCACTATAAATGGCAGCAGAACACCATCATTAGTCAAGGTGAGTGAAGCAGAGAACCCTCTAGTCTTCCCTGCAAAGAATAGTGTTCAGGTTGGCTCCTCCATCGTTAGTGCAATGGCAGCCAATACACGACCAATCAGCGAAGGTCAGTTTGGTGATGCTCCTCTCTATGCCTTTACAGATGAAGGTGTGTGGGTGCTGATGCTGGGCGATGAAGGAACCTATATTGCCCGACAGCCAGCCAACAGAGATATTTGCTCCAACCCTAAGGGCATTTTGCAGATTGATGATGCCATTCTGTACCCTACTGAACGAGGAATTATGATGCAGAGAGGACGAGAATCTGAGAACATTACAGACGCACTAGATGATTATCCTTTCGATTTTCTATCCATTTATTCACATTCAACAAAGGATAAGACCTATCCGAATAAACTCCTTGCTCTAGGTAATATCCCTGAGTCAGATGTGAAGTATGTCCGTTTCCGTAAGTATCTCGAAGAAGCTGGCATGATTTACGACTATTACGATAGCCGTATCATCGTGTTCAATCCGAATTATACTTATGCTTACGTTTACTCTTTGAAAAGCAATATGTGGGGAACCATGCACAATGTCTTCAACAAGCGAGTAAATATATATCCTGAGTCATTCGCTACAGACAAAGCAGGAAACATACTCGATGTGTATGTGAAGGAACCAACAGAGAATGTGCCATTCTTCCTTTGCAGCCGTCCTTTAACGCTTGGTCAGGATGCCTATAAGACCATGTTCGATTGCATCACAAGAGGATATTTCAGCAGCATTCAGGAAGGGAAATGTGGAACGGTTCTATTCGGAAGTAATGATTTGGTTAATTGGTATTACGTTGGTTCTTCTGTTAATATGTATCTCAGAAACCTTGTTGGTTCTCCATACAAATATTTCAGGCTTGCACTTATGGGCAGCCTTGACCCAAAAGAATCTATCAGCGCATTATCTATAGATTTCCAATCAAGAATACAAAATAAACTCAGATAATTATGGCAGAATATACATTATCAGATTTTAATCAGTATTTAGCGAGAAAAGGGGCATCTGTAGGCTACATGGATGGCAACAATAAAATTCATATAGCCACAGAAGTAGACTTTTATATAAAAAGAACGTCAAATTTCATCGGACTTGTTAAATTTGTCAATGAGATTTATGAATTTCTTTTTGATGGAAGTTTCTATATAGGAGACACAAAGCAATATCTTAAAATTGTCTCTTCCTCCATCACAATGACAACTGGCACTAAACTCGTCAGAGAAACCTCATCTGATGGTACATCAAATGCTCGCCCATTCCCTAGAAACGGAATAGCTACCGCATCAGAAACTGGTGGAACAGAGGAAAGTGACAAAACAGAGGAAATCTTCTCAATCGCTACCCTACAGCCTAGAGAAGAAGTAGCCGCAAGTTGCTTGCAGTCTATGCTCCAGCAGTATAAAAATCCGCTCAACATAGACAATACCAAAATAAAGCAACTTGTAAGCAAGTCTTACATGTTCGCTCAGGAGTTCATCAATCAGGCAGTTCTGTATCGTGAGAAGGAGACAACATCGGCAACCGTTGAGAACAACAAGTACGCATCAGTTGATTCTGATTCTCTCAGCAGCGATACCGATAAACTGCTCTACAATATAGCTACAGCTATCAACAACTTTATCGCTCAGGATAAGAATCAGTATGCCGACCAGCAGAAGAACGGTTTGAAACTGTCTGCTACAGATGTTAATGTCAAGACCTTACCTGAGAGTATCAATATTAATGCTGCTGTTACTGGTTCGGTAACTACCAAGCAGGAGTCCACGTCTAGTGGAACATAAACTTAGATAAATATTAAGTTTGTCATTTAATACAATAAAGGGTAGCAGTCCGTGATGGATAGCTACCCTTGCTTTATCTAGTCTTAAACGACTAACCTAAAATGGATGCAAAGCGATTCTTGCTCTAACAGCCGAGCGGTTGCTGGCATCCTTAATCTTCTGCTTCTTATCCTCAGCGAGTGACCAGAACCTATCAGCACCATCAGGATAAACAATCATCAACCATTCATAAAGGCATTGGTTCACGATGTAGTCATGCAAGTAGACGGTCATGGTATGTACACTTGTCTTAGAAAAACCTTGCGGCATCCGCATAGCCAAGTAATAGGCATCCTCATCATTTGTCGGGGAACCAATACACTCTTCCCACTCGTTGGAATCAAAGCCGCCACCGAGCATTTCCACCTTGGTGAAACGGAAAAGCATTTCTCTGCAATCCTCTACTGCTGAGTCTAGAATCCTTGCCAACTTATCTCGGTTTCCTTCCTCTGATACATCAAACACATTCTTTAATTGTTTGGCATCTATACCTTTCTGCTTGGAATAAGAGTCAGCAAAAGAAAAAGCAGTATTCTTGATGTCATATACCAACTCATTCTTTTCCAACTCTATCATCACTTTATATCCTTTATTACAATACCTCATATCCTATCCTCCTATCTTGTTGGTCTTTTACGTGTATAAATGATTGCGTCAATTTTTAGCAGTAAAACGTTTGCCTTAGAGAGATAATCTTCTACCTTATCCTTATAGACTACTGAGCACCATTCTGCTACTATTTTGTTGACAACATAACTAAAAACCGTTGATTCTAAGGTCTTAAATAAACTCTCATTAAAAAGGCTGCTTACTCTCAGACCAAATACCTCGTTGCTGCCTGATTCACACTTCTGCCATCCAAGAATACTCTCCAAGGCTACGGAAACATCATCAATGGAATCTTCCCAAAAGCCTTCCAGCATTTCTCTATCAGCTTCCGTCACAAACACTTGCTCATACAGACTTTTTCCGTTTTTATCCAAGTTCTTTCCTCCTATGTAGGCAGTAGTCTTTGCTACCTCCTCATAGATGTCACTTTTCGTGATTGTCAATGTGAAATTTGCCATTCTTTATCTTTTTATAGAGTTTATAACCTAATACGATTAGCAGCATGCAGAGTGCGCCAAATGACCAGATAGCATACTTCAACTGAAACTGCTCCCACTTGGATAACTTCTTCTCTACTGGATAGGGTACTGGGATGGAATCTCTTTTCAGGAAGGAATCCACCTTCACCTTATACACATTCTTATAGATGGTCTTCTCATGCCATCGGTCAAGAAAGCAAGTATCTCCCTTCTGTCTGAGAAAGATTGAATCACGCACAAAAACGCTGTCAGAAGTATGCAGCGTATCGTGTTTTACTACGTCCCGACATATAACTTTTTCCATCGGGACGTATTTTGTCTTGCATCCCGACAAAAAAAATGCCACCAGCAAGATGCCTATCACGTAGAGTGCTACTTGCCAGAAATCAGTATCGTACCATTTTACTTTCATAGGCTAAACATTAAAGACCTTCTTTGCTCTTGTAAGGAACTTTCGTCTTGATTCCAAGCCGTTGGTTCCACCATTGATTGTTTTAGTAATAGCCAAGAAACTATCACTATCAGCCAGCTTGTTCAGGTCATGTTTCCACCACCACCACATAGCACTCTTCGTTGCTCCTAGCGGAAGCTCCAGCAACTGAGGGTTCTCCATGATGTCACCAGTACAATATTTGCTGTTCTGATAAGCCTGATAGTTGGCTCTGCCAGTAATCTGAATCAAGCCCCTGCCACGATACTTGTAGCCGTCACCATCCTTCAAGTTGCCGAGCATATTCTTCAACTTGCCCACATCATACTTATGGAAGTAATTTCTGTTGCCGAGTTCCTTGGTGTATCGCAGTTCACCACTTTCATGTGCAATCTGAGCCAAGAAATGAGCCATACGCTTAGGAGTATCAATATGGAACACCTCAGCATAGCCATTGATATAAGGAAGAAACGCATCCACCTTATCCTTCGCATTCGGCATAATCGCCAAAATCTGTTCGCTTGTTACCTTCATACTACTTGCCCTCCTTCACTTGTTTCAGCATACTTGCGAGTTCGTCCTTCACCTTACTCTCAAAATTGCCTAGTTTTGTCTTAAAATAAATGTTTACCCCGAATATTGCTCCAGAGTAAACCAACGCTTGGCTGATGTACCAGAGCACACCATCCGAAATAATATAGTTGTTCAGAAAGAATGATAGGAAGGCGAGGACGATGCCGCTAACTACCATTCCAATGGCTGTACCATATTGCAATCCTTCACGTACATTTGGAGTCATATCTTATATTTATATATTATTAATAATATGCAAAGATAAGAAATGATTCCCAATTAGTTACTTTATCCGTTTATTGTGTGCCATATTTTGCTGGTAGGATGCAAGCAGTCAGGGTCTTGCAGATACTCGATAGCCATCAAAACCACCATTTCCTTCAACTCATCATAATCCTTGCTATATCGCTCCAGCATCACATGATGGTCACTCCTCATCAGGTTCATGGTCACAGCCAAATCATGGATGGTGTAATCAGATATATCATCCTTATGCTTGTCAAAGGCTTCTCTTATCTCATCATCCGAGAAGAAAGGAGCCGTATGCTTGTTTCCGTCCGCATCCTCATACCACATCTTGCTGATAGCATCATCGGCAAAGTGCTTATCGAAATGTTCTTCACTCAACACACCATACACCATCGCACAAAGATGATGTACTTCATCATCACTCAACTTGAAAGAGAGACACTTACCGATAGCCTTAGCTATAGCCAACATCTGTTCAGGAGCCATTTCCTGCTGATACTTTTCTACAAACTCTACGAAATTCATACCTATATAATTTAAAAGTTTATGATGCTGCAAAGATAACAATATCTTAAACGCAGCACCATAAACTCGTAGATATTTCTGTAGCTATCTGAATATCAGACAAATACAGTTACGATAAAAACACATCCTTTCTTTATTCGTCCTTAAATTTGGTTCTCTTCTCTCCACCCCTCGTCCAGATGTCGTTTTTCTTGCGTTTCGCCACCTTTCCGATAACGTCATTTTCGTAAAGTTCGGGCTTATTCTCCCTACCTTGGGTCTCTGAAGCAACACCACCATTCGGGTTGCCACCTTGGCTAGCATCAGGTTTCCCATTGCCATACCATTCCTTGTCACTTGGTTTGTCTGCAATCATAACTATAAACAATTAACTATTAATTATAAACTAAGCAGCAAGCGGTGGGTTCTGTCCGTCAGGACTCACCCCCTGACCGCTCATCATCTGCTGCAACATCGCCTGAGCCTTCGGATTGCTCTGTGATGCCTGAGCAACTTGGGCTTGAAGCTGAGGAGAGAATCCTTGTGGAGTCTCACCATTCTGAATGGCTTGCTGGTTGGATGCAACCGATTGCAGCAACTCCTCTCCAAATGGGAAATCTCCTACTTGCAGCAACTGCTCCAGCGTGATAGCCTGATTCTGCCACAAGGTCATAAGGAACTCATTCGACATCTGTCTGTATACAGGAGTAGCTGTACTTTCCGTGATATTAATGTCAAACTCCACGTCTCTAATCTTCTTAGGGTCGTAGTGTACAATCTGTCCTGCTCTACCAACAATATTGAAGTTGCGAGCCACGTCATAGTACTGCTGCATATTCTTCACGGTCTTGTAAGCACCATCAATGATAAACTGGCTGAAACTCTCCAAAATATCAAGCAGCGACATGGTAGCATTCTGTGTCTGCTGGGCATAAAGCGAACCGCTCGTACCTGAAACTCCTTGTTTCCCTTGCAGCGCACCATTCACTCCCGATATATCCTCGAAGAACTTCAACTGATAGCTGAGCAAGTCACCGATACCGATATTCGTAGAGTTATTGGCTACTTGCTGAGGAACCTGACCGCTCTTGTTTGGCTTATATCTCACTACACCATTGAATCTACTCCACTCATCGCAGAAATCATCCCAACTCATATCATCAGGCAGACAATCCTCAGGACAGAGCAGCACACCCTTGGCACTCGCCCTCATAATGAAGTCATACATCGTGATAAGTCTGTTCACGTATCTCTGCTGGTCAATTACATCTTCCACGAAGCTGTGAATCTCGCCATCAATAAACGGATAGAACTTGAAGCAGTAAGGATGTTCTCCATGAGCATAAGGAGTCTCGCCTTCTCTCAGAATATCACCGAAAGGAGAAAGATAGTAGAAATGCCAGTAATCATCCATAAACCACTCGGCATCAATCAGAGGAATATCCTCTTTCAGCATGCCAGCAGCCAGTCCTCTCCTGATTCTGTCTTTGTTCTCTGCATCTACAATATCAGCCTTATCCTCAATGTCGATTTTGAAATCATCGCCATTGTTGTAGTCGTGGCATCGGTACCTTGGTTTACTCTCATTTCGCCAAACCTCAATCACTCGGCAGAGCGAAGGGTTGGAAGGATTCATAAAGTCGATGGTCTTAGGGTCGAACTCACCGAATCGCTGGGTGCAGTCTGCAATCACGAAATCTCGGTTAGCCGCCAACCGGTATATTTCCTTCAACTTACGAGCCTCAGCAGGAGACTTGGCAAACTCTCGCAGTACGTTGCCGATGGTGATGTCATGCACCTCACCCAAGCAACTCACGTCCCAACCACGGAAATCCCTCATATTGTTGTCTATGAAGAAATTATTCGGGTTCACGTAGTCCGTCCAGCAATCCAACCTACCTCTTCGCCATCCATACTTTTTCTTATAGATAGCAGCACCGCTTATCAGGAATTCTTCCATGGTTCGTGCATCCAGTTCCGTCTCTCGGTTCAGTTGTCGGTTACATTGCAGCACCACGCTCATGGTCTCACCATATCGCTTTTCATCCTTATCTCTAGCGTTACATGTTGGTTCCTTGCTCTGTGAGCGATATACGCCCAGTACATTCTTCACCAACCTACGGATAAGGTTGTTCTTCAATGGTTCGCTACCCTGCTCACGGATATAGTCTTCCTCCCTGATACGCTTAGTAAAACCGCACTTGCTTTTGAACTCAATGGTATCGCCCCACTGGTCTCCATAGCAGTATCGCTTGTTTCTCAGTCTTCGCTTACGGAAGTTATCCATATTATTGTAATATCGTTGAGCCTCCAGCAAGATAGAGAAGGCACGCTCGTATGGCTTGTCAAATCGGTTCTTGGATGCCTTCACGCTATCCAGTTCTTCCTTGTCAAGTACCCTACTCAACGATAGCAGTTTTGTTTCTTCTTTCTTCTTTGCCATAATTTATGATGTTGTAGGTTCAACAATATGAGCCAGTTTTCTTGCCACTCCAAGGAATCCGCTTGCGGTATCGGTATCTCCAAGACTGACACACGTCAGGTAGCCAGCCATATACACGATAGAATCCTTCAAGGTTTCAGGCAAGTCAATATTACCACTACTGATAGAAGGCATACCCACATAGGTAAGCGATACGGTAGCCGTATTACTCTTGCTTGTGAAAAGTTCCAAGTACCTATTACCGCTATTATGAATGAGCGCAGCGATAGGTCGCTCAGGATTTCCCCTTACTCCGAATCGGTTACACTGAATCTTGTAGGCATCATCCTCTTCTGTGATAATCTCAGCCGAGCGGTTCCAGTCACTAGCCTTCACGTTAAGGAGTCTAATCATGTCGGAAGGCAGATAGACGGTTCCCACATAAGCACCATTTGATTCAGCCCAAGCAGTATTCAATCCTTCGAAAGTCTTACCATCCAGCATACTGGCAGGAGCATCCTTCAATATGATTCTTGCTGCATCTACTATCTTACTCTGAATCAACTCGCCTTGCGACAAGGTATCAGTATCGGTAGGAGTCAGCAAGCCAGCAGACTCTTGGTTTCTATCCAAGAGTACCTTCACCTCTTTTACCAGTTCAGATACAGCATACGTATTCATTACTCCAGTCCTTCTAGTTCAACACCCTTTTCCTTGGCAATAGCCAAGATGTCTTCCTTGGTCTTCATCTTGGAACGACTCACACCATAGGTCTCAGCCAGATAGTCCTTGGCATCCTCAACATCTGTCACTACGTGGGTCTTCTTCTCGTCAGCCACTTTCTTCTTTGCCTTGGCAGCAGCCTTCTTCTTGGCTTCAGCAGCTTCCTTCTTCTCGTCAATACTCTCCACCAAGAAGAACTTGTCGTTGAACCAATAATGAGACTCAATAGCCTTCTGCACCTTAGGGTCTCTTGTCATATAGACACTACTGCCCGTGCTCTTACCCTCAAAGTTAATGCGCATCCGCTCGTTACCTACCATAACGCTGAATGCCAAATCAGTACCAGCTTGATATTTATTAAACATGATTATACCTTATTATATATGTGTGTTACTAAAAAAGGGATGGGGCTAGTGCCCACACCCCTCACTATTTGATGAATAAATTAGCAATTCTGCTTGCTGTTAGGCAGTAGCATTGGTTTCCTCTGTATCAGAAGTGCCCTCTGTAGCAGGAACCGCAGCAAGGCGCATACGAGCGTGTGCCTTAGGGTACTTCAAATACAGACAAGCTACCTCCTGAATAACTACTGCATCGGTGTTACGGATGCCAGCCGCCTTCAAGTCGAGAACGTTTCGTGTCCAAGACAAGTGTACTCGCTTAACCAAAAACTCTGGGTCAAGGGCAAAGCCGCAGTCACTCATACCGAAGAGGTCAAACAACTCAGAGTGAATCATCAGCACCTCACCGAAGTCGGTCTCCCAACTCTTGAACTTCAATTTCCAAATATCAACGGTGTCCTTCAAACGGAACTTGTCGGAATCAATCTTACTGAATGCGCTCACGAAGTCAGAACCAGCGATAATCACCTTGCGCTTGTTGCCGATACCAGTACCAACAAACAAATCCTTGGAAATGTCAACCAACTCCAAGTCGGTAATCACTCGCTCATTCTTGTTATAGCCCTTCTTAATATCGTCAGCAGTAGCAACATGACCTACCTCAATATCCTTACCAGCCATCCACCAGATACCCTTAGTAAACCACTGGGCAGAACCATCCTTGATTTCGTGCTTGATGCAAGCCATATCACCGAAGAGATAAGTACCCTCCATAGCAAGACGCATATCATAGATGCTATCCTCCTCAATGTCCGAGAAGTCCCAATCTACTCGCTTAGCAGCTATCTTGTCGAAAGTGGTCTGCTCGACCTGAATCATGAAGTTCTGACAATACTGAACCTCATTAGAAGGAAGGTTGTTGAAACGACCCGTCTGAACGTCCATTTCGCCACAACTCTTTGCCATACGGATAAGTTTCTGACCCTTCTGCAAGGCTGGAATACCGATAGCCTGCTTATTGACCAACTTACCATTTACAGCATACACAATCGGATAACCTTCTGTGTCCTTACCGCAAACGCAGAGTTCCAAATCAGGAGTAGGAGCATCAGTAATGGTAGAATATGCAACACCCTTATAGTTAGTAATCGCCTTCACACCTACCACTCGGATGGTATCATCCAGCGTAAACATGGTAGGGTCTTCTACCTTCAATACCATAGATGTACCAGTACTCTCCACCGTTGCCTCCTTCACGGTTGTCTTGATAGGGCGTGTACCGATACTCCAATACTCAACTACAAACGAGTTGGCAGACTTGGTTGTCGCATAGCGTGAAATCTGGTCAACTGGAGTAGCCATCGGGCGAATCTTGGTAATCTTCTCATCAATGTCGTTCAGGTAATACTCCGTGCCATTCTCGTTAAAATGCTCACGTCCCTGAGTCTCGCTCTTGATACCTTCACTCTGACGAGCAGCACCGCCATTGCCAGCTTCACCAGCAGCAGGAGCACCACCAGCCTCAGCAGCAGAACCACTCTCGGTACTACCGCCATCAGGAAGAGACGCCTCAGCCATGATAACCTGACCATTCACTCCAAAAATAACTGCCATGACCATCAGAAAGACGGAAAGCAGCCGATTAAATGTACTTTTCTTCATTGTTATTCTGAATATTAATTAAACATTATATATTATCTTTTCACCTTGTCGAATTATCGAATGTGTGTTCTCTTCTCGTTGCCACGCTCCCAGACGTTACCCCTTCGTGATACCCTGCCCACAGCACCAAGGTCAGGCTGGTTATCCGTCTGCTTGGTCTCTGCATTGGCTGAATCAAGGTCAGCAGTACCATCGCCCTTCTTTCTCAGTTCAAGGTTCTTTACGTGCTTGCTATTCTTACCACGAACCTCACCTTCATGGGCTGCATCAGCCACATCAGTATCATGGTTCTTAGCCTTGATGAAAGCAGTAATCATTTCCTCAGTAAACTTGCCAGTCACCACATTGCGCATGGTCTGAAAGCACTGGTCGATGGCATCGTTCACAGCTTCCTCGCCATACTTCTCTTCCAACTTGTCGAACACCGCATAGCTGGAAGGCATGTTCTTGTCATACTCCTCCTGCAATTTCTTGCCGTTGGCAGCATTCTGCAAGAACTCCGACTGAGCCGATGCAATCTCATCCGCATTGTCAGGGTCTGAATAGTAATCAATGGCATCCTCGCCATGGGTACGAATCAACTCAGCGTAAGGACTCTTGCCAGCCTTCATCGCTTGCAGGAAGGTAGCCGCCTCAGGGTCACTACCCAGCCAATCGCCCATAGCCTTTTCGTTATCCTTGTAACCCTGCAAAGCCTTCTGGTCGGCATCATAATCATCATTGATGGCTCCATACATAGCTTCATCATCCGCATACTCCGTATCAGGGTGGCGGGTCTTCAAACGCTCCAAAGCCAAGTCTCTCTTGGTCTTGGTGTCTTGCTGTTTTGCTGCACCAGCATTCTGCTCAATATTTGTATTTTCGTCCATATATATATGTGTATATTTATAAATCAATGCCCAAAATTAATGCTTTTTTCCGATTTTCATCTTTTATCCGTTAATTTAGTCTAATCGGATGCGACTAATTCAATACTTTTTTGTATATTTGCAGGGTCAGATATGAAATATAAGGATTCACGATGCTATTTTATAGAGGAACGTGATGCTGATTTATTGAGGGCTTACAAAGAAATTATTAATGTAAGAGACAATATCAGACTCTCAGAGATTGAGGAAAAGCTAGCCCAATCTCCGAGCAGAAGATTTTGGGTTTCAGAAGACCGTGCTTATATAGTCATATTAGACTTACTGAAAGGAAAACCTCTTGATAACATGATTCCTACCCGAAAGGAAATGTATCAGGAGATTTTCAGACGATTCAAGATTCATAAGAGTAATGAGCCATATCTGAGTAATATGGATATTATCAAACGTGTATGTGCTGAAAAAGCACCCAGTTTCTATTTGACTCCTCAAAGCATACACGTAATTCTTAGCAGGGTGAGAAAGGAGGAGAAGCAAAGATGCTACGAGATACGAAAGAGAAGATTGCGCTTTATGCTGGGTACATTATAATAATGTTTATCACTTTTCTTGGATATGATGGCATGGGTCTATTTGAAGATTGTTCTATTCAGAACCGACTAAGCTACCCTTTCTTTCATCAGAATATCTTTCATGCTGCCATCAACCTTTATGTTTTCCATCAATGCTACCGAGCCATCCCTTGTGGCATCGGTCACTTGGTGGCATTCTATCTCATAGCCATCAGCTATCCATTCACCTCTTCCCTACCAATCATCGGTCTAAGCGGCTTTATCTATGCTTACATGGGCTTTATCGCCCCCTACGTGGAGAATAAGGTAAGATACAATCTCACCATTCTCCTATATATCTGTGTTGGAATCTTCTTCCCTTGCATGGCAGTTGGAGTCCACATCTATTGCTATGTACTTGGTCTGTTGTGGGGTTATTTAAATGCACCGCTATGCCAAGACAAGTAACCGCCAAACTGACTGATGCTGTAGACAAACATGTACTGGGCATCCTGAAAGAGAACGAAAAACGCATCAAGGAAATCAACACACCATTCAATCCTATTAAGGGTGAAGGTTGTGGAGATAAGCGATTCCTGCTCTTCCTTCCTGATTTCCCGATTCAGAGACAGCAGCTTCCAGTTTCGATGAAGAAGATTCCGCTCGTCAAGATGCTCATCGAGTTGGGTAGCTGCAAGGCGGTAATCGAGGAACTGCACAAGGATATAGACGAGCCGTACAACCTAGAAGAGGAAATAGAACAACTGGTAGAGCAGTTCACTCGCATCAGAATGAAACACGACCCATTCTTCTTCTTTGCCACATTCATCTATATCAAGCCGAAAGGTGGAGGTATCCCCTTCCGCTTTGTGCTCAGAAGACCTCAACGAAGATTGCTCAGGTGGCTGGAGGAGCGAAGAAAGAAGAATCGCCCTATCCGTCTCATCCTGCTGAAAGCCCGACAATGGGGAGGTTCTACGGTTATTCAGATGTACTTCCTCTGGCTGCAACTCATGTGGCAGAAGGGTCTCAACTCGCTCATCGTGGCTCAGGTCAAGGACACAGCAGAGACCATCCGAGGTATGTTCAAGGAAGCTCTGAAAAACTTCCCTACCAAGTTCCTCTACGAAATGGGAGAAGCGTTCTCTGAGAACGAACCGAAGTTTGTTGGAGTGGGAACATCAGGTAATGTAAAGAAGGTTCCTCAGCGATTCTGCAAGATTAAGGTGGGTTCCATGGAACGACCACTATCTGCCAATGGTGAAGACTACAACTTGGTTCACCTTTCCGAGGTGGGTTTGTGGAAAAAGACAGATGGTAAATCTCCTGAGGAGGTAGTACAGAATGCTACAAATGGTATTTTGTATCGACCATACACGATGATTGCCTACGAATCCACCGCCAATGGTACTGGCAACTTCTTCCACAAGGAATGGCTTGCCGCCAAAAAGGGACAATCTCAGTTTGAGCCGTTCTTTGTTCCTTGGTACGAGATATACGATATGTATCACCTCGAATTTGAGAGCAAGAAACAGAAGGTGGAGTTTGCCAAATGGCTATACGAGAACCGCAACAATACCAATACGATGTCCGACCGAGAAGAGCCATGTACCTATCTTTGGAAGTTATGGACGCTTGGTGCTCCACTCGAAGCCATCAACTGGTATATTGCCGAGCGCAAAAAGTTCACCGACCATGCCGATATGGCTGCTGGCTACCCTACAGATGATATTGAAGCATTCAAGCATTCAGGAGCCAAGGTGTTTGCCGAAGACAAGGTTGACAAGTTCCGCAAGGGATGCCGAGCACCTAAATTCATCGGTGATGTTTATGGTGATGGCTACAAGGGAAAGAAGTGTATGCAGAATGTCCGATTCTGTGAAGACAAGCAGGGGCAGTTGTGGATATGGAGCAAGCCTGAGACCTTTGATGATTGCAAGGTGATAAACCGCTATCTGGTCGTAGTGGATATTGGTGGACGTAGCAAGAATGCCGACTGGTCTGTTATCTGTGTCTTCGACCGCTATTGGATGATGGAAGGTGGAAAGCCGTATGTGGTAGCCCAATGGTATGGGCATATTGATATGGACTTGCTGGCATGGAAGGCGGCTCAGATAGCCAAATACTACAACGATGCTTTGTTGGTGATTGAATCCAACACATTGGAGACGAAAGACAAGGAGCACATCTTGGAAGGTGGTGACCAGTCTGAGTTCATTCTGAATCAAATCAAGGACGTATACGACAACCTCTATGCACGCAAGCAGAGTGAATCAGACATCAAGAATAAGGTTCCAGTGAAGTACGGATTCCATACCAACGTGGCAACCAAGCCAATGGTTATCTCAGTATTGGTTCAGGTTATCCGTGAACAACTCTATGTAGAGCGAGACGATAGATGCTTAGATGAATATCTCACCTACGAGAAGAACGGAACCGTATACGAGGCAGCAGACGGAAAGCACGATGATTTGCTCATGACTAGAGCCATCGGACTCCACATCTGTTTCAACGAAATGGAAATGCCAAAGATGATACAGATTCAGGCAAGAGTAATGAGAAGAAAGGTTTCTGTTTCGGCAGCAACCATCATATAGTTTCAAACAATAATAATTACGATTATGAAAGTAACAAAGATTTTCAAGCGCATCAAGTGCGAAATCATGTACCGCCAAGCTACGGCTAAGGCAGACTACGCATCCAAGAAGAACAATGGTGAAATCTTCTACGTTCTTCCTACGCAGAAGGGCAACCTCATGATTATGAATCGCTCACTCTTCGAGGCATTCAAGAAGACCAAACTGGTAGACAACGACATGAAGGTCAGAGACCTCTTCAAGGATTGTGTCTATCATACCAACTGCAAGAGCAAGAAAGGCAAGCTAAGCCGCAAGCGCAAATTTCTCAGATGGAAGGGCTTAATCTAAAATTTTTCTGCCCTAAATAAACAGATAAAAGATAGGTGGAGAAAATTCTGCCTATCTTTGCCTATTATTAATAATGTATACGTATATGGATATTTATAAGATTGTTAAAGGTAACAGCTTCGACCTTTTCATCAAGCTACAGAAAGCCTACATCAGCAAGAATAAGCAGATGTTGGAAGATATTGACGTGGCTGCCATCAGTAATCTAGAAGTACACCTTACTGATGCCTTTGGAGAGTGTGTAGCAAAAATGCCTTTTGTTCAGAGCGGAACAAATAATAGTGAAGTAGAGCCAAGTGATATTTGTGTCAAGTTTCCCCCATTTCTAGAGGAAGGACTATATGGCATTACCATTCGTGGCAAGTACAACGGAAACGACATCTGTAGCATTGAGCACCGCCTTTTCCGTATCGTGGAGCGAAATGGCAAGTCTCATATTCCTCTCGGCATCGTAGAGGGTGAAATGGGAGGTATGTACAATACGAAGTACTGGATAGAACTGAACAATCAGAATGATGCTGATGTGGACGATACAAATGTATATCTGGAATCTTCACCTTCTGTTATTGCTTATGATGGAACAGAACACACCATTAAACTCTCATGGCAAATTAGGAAGAATGGTATTGATACTATTCCCGACAATATTAAGATTGTTGACGGAAGTAATGTCATTGAACCTAAGACAACTGATACGTCAGCCAATGTTTCACGTTCACAAGTAGGTTCATACGATTTCCATATCATAGTCACGCTGAACGGAAAAATATATAAAGCAACTGCTTTTGTTACAATCGGTGCAAAGACTATGTATGGTGCATCATCTTTATCAGATGCAAACGAATTAGACCTATCTGTACTGAATGGAAGTAATACTTCTTTGGTCAATCAGACGATAACGGTTACTACAACAGATGAAAACGATGTAGTTTGGTTTATTTCAGACACTCCATTACAATTCATTCAGGGAAACGTCGAAGCTGATTTCCACGAAACGATTATTGGTGCATTATATTATTATAATTCAGACCCACTTATTGCTGGTGACAATACTTATACAATAAAAGCTAAATAAATATGGTAAAATTAAGTAGTACGCTAGAATCTTCAAGAAAAGACAAAAGGTTAGCAAATTCAGATAATATATATGACAAGAAACTAGGCAAGATGCAGGAGCAAATCAACCAAGAGGTTTCTTCTCTATCTCCCGTTGACGAAGAAGACCTTACTAGGTCATTCAATGAGAACGGACGTTCTGTAACCAAATTTGCAGACCGTTCATATTCTCCTCAGAATTTCAGCGGTAAAGGCTACAAGATTCTTCGCAAAAATATCAAGCCAGTCTCTCTTGCCTTAACAAAAATAATAGTATCATCAGTCCCAACATCAGATGGTTATCTTGCTTTCATCATCAATGGTGTAGAAAGCCATGTAGATGTTGTAGCATCAACAGATACCACAACGGATAAAGTTGCTAACAAGATTGCCACAAAACTTACTGAGACAATGACAGAGTATGAAGTATCAAAAGATGCTTCTACGATTACTCTTACCCGAAAGTTTGGTGGTTCCGTAACTCCTTCTTCATTCTCTGCAAGCACTACTGGTGTTGTATGTACTGTTACTGATAGTTCTAAAATAGAATCTAGAAATATCATAACAAAAGGTATGATTAATCAATCTAATACTATTTATGAGATTAGATATGATTTTGATTTAAATGGAGTTAATTTGGTATTACCTGAATATTCTACATTAAAATTTTGCGGAGGAAGTTTAAAAAATGGTAGTTTAAATTTATATAGATGTAATATTCAAGCACCAAAACATTATCAAATATTTGATAATGTTATTATTTATAGTACAACTATTTACCCAGAATGGTTTGGGGCAAAAGGAGATGGTTCTTCAGATGATTCTGATGTATTTAATTATATAGGTAATTTGTATGTTAATATAGAACTACAACCTGGGAAAACCTATATTTTGAAAAAAAATGTAAAAATTATACAATCTAGTACTTATTTTTATATTCCTAATTATACAACAATTAAAGCTTCAGATGATTTTTCAGACACAATATTGTTAACTTTTAGAGGACGTAATCCGTATGGTTTATTTGGTAACAAAATATATGGAAATGGACTTATAGATGGAAATTGTAGAGCATCTATAGGAGTCAGTGTAGCAGGCTCAATAAATACGTTAATTTCTGATATTCAAATAAAAGATTGTAAACAAAACGGATTAAGATGTAGGTTAGATAGCAATTCTGAACAATATGGTTATGATGGTTCTGTCGTTGTAAATAATTTAAGGGTTTATAATGATAATATTGTTGGTAGTAATAAAGGAATAAGTATAAATTTGCCTGATTCTTATTTAAGTAATAGCGTCATAAAAGGATATAAAGTTGGACTGTCAGCTATATCTTCATGTACAATAAGTAATGTTCATGTATGGAGTTGTGATACGTATGCAACATGTTACGGAAGCCCTTTTTTTCAGAATGTCTATTCTGATGGATGTAAATTGATATTTGATTTAGTACAGTCTGGAAATGTAAATTGTAATGGTCTTTATTGGTATAACGATAGTGATGTTGAAAATGAAAAGTCTTTAGCTGATATTCACAAATCAATATGGTCCACTTTACACGTTACAAATATTTATGAACAACCAAATAAATCATATAATTTAATAAAGACAAAAGAATTTGCTAGACAATGCAGTTTATTTATTGATAATGAAAAATCAACAGCTTTAAGAAATTATGATTATCCTGTAAATGTTGCTTCTCATGAAGTATTTTTTAGAAAAAAGCAGTTTTATATACATCAATGGAATAAAGAAGGAATCTATTATGTCACAGCATTTACAAATCAAATAAAAGAAGAATTTTCATTTTGGAAAATAGAGGATAATAGTTTTTTAATTGTAAAAATAAAAAGTATTGACAATGATACATGTCTTCAAGATATAACATTTGTAAGTTCTGGTAACATATCTAATGCTAAAAGACTTGTAAAAAATAGAAATATAAATTATTTATCTATTACAACAAGTTCTGATTCTATAATAAATGATACAAAATGGAACTTAATAGGAAGTATGTATACAGATAAAGATAATAAAGTTCCTTATATTTTTTTAGGTGAGAAAAAGAGAATTTTATATACAGATAATTATAATAATAAAGGAACATCTGCGAATCGTCCACAACTAGTTTCAAAAAATGAAGGTTTTGAATATTATGATACTACTCTCAAAAAGAAAATTCTTTGGAATGGTACTGATTGGGTAAATATGGATGGCTCTCAACTATCTTAAAATTAGAAAGAAAAATTGAATATAAAGGATGAGTCAAAAGATTCATCCTTTTCTTATGCACCAAGTAGAAACAACATTAATCATACACCTTGAAGAACTTCTCGCACAAACTCCCCATCATATAGCATGGTTCCTCGCTCAGCATATCTATCCCATCCTGCTCACATATATGCGCTACCACATGAAGAAGCTCATGACCTATTGTATTAATGATGCTGCCATCAGATTCGCATTTACCGATAGCAAGCACACTCCTTCTTTCTGATAGGTTGGAATAGGTAAGACCTCTGTCTGTACTCTCCTTGATTAGATGCTCGTAGGCTTCAGATAACGGATTTCCGTTACAGCCAATATCAGAAAGAGCATGGCATATTTCATCGGCATCAGGTTGCTGATAACCTATGAAACATACTATGCTCCAATCGTACTTCGGGAGTCCAATCACTCTTCTCATCATAACACATCTTCCCAAGGGATAGGCACACCATTATGGCAGCAGTCGGCATAGAATCGGTTGAAAATGAAGCCATCCTTCTGGTCGGCATCATCCACCATATCCTTGATAAACTGGGCTAACTGCTCCTCATCCTTGATGGAAGACTTGTAGAAGTCTGCCCTCGCCATATTCGCCACATATACATGGTCGTAGCCTATCTTATTCTTCACCTCTATTCCCTGACCGAGCAGAAGGGAATCCACCTTCTCCTTATCCCAAAACGAAACACTTACATCACGCTTGGAGGAAGGGTCATACTTGTACATCTGCTTAACTGCCCACTCACACATTTTTTTACTGAAATGATAGCCATTGTATCTGAGATAGGCAACCATCGCCTCAGGTTTGAGGTCATACATATCCAATGGCATTCTGCATTTTCCCATATTGCTGAATATTAAAGGGAGTCTGGTTCAGACATAAATGTCGCTACCAAAACTCCCAAGTTAAACACTAGCGACCGCCACCATTGTAGCCGCCACCACCTCTTTCACCATAGCGGTTCGGGTAGTTCCAATCATCGTTCACGTTGTTGAATCTACGTCTGTTCTCACGCTCTTCACGTTCCTCACGCTCTCTTCTCCAATCGTCACGATAATCAGGCATACGCTCACCCATACGCTCCTGCTTCATCTTTTTCAGACAAGACATAGCCTTGCTGCCAAAACCAAGCATAGACTCGATGTTGTCATACAAATCATCGAACTTATCTTCTGTAATCTCAATCATTACCATAATCATAAGATATTAAAGTGAATAGATAAGAGATTACTTGCTCATGGTCTGCTGGAGCCATCCCATCATCTTATCAATCTTGCCCTCAATACCTGAAACCTTACCTTCCAGTTTATTGATTTTCTCGGTCTGTTCCTTATCCTTGGCTATCTGGGGGTTGAGTTGCTGTAGCATTCCCTCACAAGATTCTACTACCCTCTTGTTGTAATCTACGCTCTCCAGTATCGCCTTGGATTGTCTCAGCATGGCATCCACCTCTGCACTCATAGCATCCTTATTGTCGCTAACCACAAGGTTCTTGTCGTTGGCTATCTGTCCGTTTGCTGGCAGTTGCTTGAAATCCACTTCCTCGTCTCCCAGCTTCACCTTCACGTCCACTACGGTCTCCATAGGCTGAGGAGTAAAGCCGTTGTTAAAGGTAGGGTATTTCGTCTGAGGATTGCTTACTGAAACCACCTGACCGATTCGCAAGTTCGGGTTCTCGCCCTTGTCTAGGACATAGAATAAAGAATTTGTTCTTAAACCTTGAAACATAATGTAATCTCCTATTATCTATTCTTGTTAAACAATACCCGACATCATCTGTAGGGTGTTAGTATCTCTCTCAAACCAAAACTGATAAACACCAGTTCCCTGCACGTCTGCAACCGTCAATGGTGCGCCATTATACTTGGTCACAGCCTGAGTACTTCCGTTGGTCTCGAAAAGGATAGGCAGCGTGCCAGTCGTTCCAGTCGGAATAGCCTGCATCAGGTTCACGAAAATCGTTCCTCTATAGCTGGCATTCAGGAAGGCGTGGTTTTTGAACGAGAAAACAACATTGTTGGTGTTCACCGCCACGCCCGTTGAAGCGATAGCTGCCGAACCATTACGATTCACCCATGTAAATGGTCTTAACCAAAACATAGCAGCCTCCTTTCCTTATTAACCCCAGAATCCTGCATTGTTTGCAGCATTCAGTCCATACAAACCAGCCTGATAAGCAACGCAGTTAGGAACCGCAGTAAATGGGCTGTAAGGAGTGGTCACGGTCTCAGGCAACTTACACTTTATACCAGCCACCTCGTTCTGCAAGCCAGCCAACACCTGATTGATAGGAGCCACAGCCTGACCAACAATCTGAGAAGTCATAGCAGAAGACTTGAAGGTGCTGTTCTCCTCACGCAGAGCATCAATCTTATTCTGCATTTCTCTCATCTCAGCCTGCTTCTGACCGTCAACGATGGTCTGAGTGCTATCCTTGATAGCGTTGTGCAAGTCGCAAGTCTGTCTCTGAGTCTCGTAAGCCACATTGGAGAAGCCACGCTCCTGACCATTAGCTACATTGTTGATGGCATTCTGCAAAGTACTAGTCTGCTGGCAGATAGCCAAACGGTTCTCGCAGCAGCAGTTTGCAATCTGCTGAGCAATCTGCATATTACCCTGCTGCAAAGCATTGATAGTCTGCATACCGCTCATACCAACCTGATTACCTACGCTCTGTACCTGAGAGGTCAAGGCAGAAATAGCACTCTGAATCTGACCTTCGGTGCAGTTCAACTGAGTAGCCAAATTGCTGAGTGCATTGCGGTTGCCACCGATTGCATCCATAAGGAGACCACGACCATAGTCATTGTTAATCTCGTTGGCGAGACCACCACGACCATTATTGCCGAAACCTCCCCAGCCGTTACCTCCCCAACCCATGAGGAAGAAAAGGAAGATTACCCACATGAACCATCCACCTTCGCCACCGAAACCATTGTTTCCCTTCATGGCAAGAAGGACATTTGGGTCAACACCCTGCTTCTGGAGCAGAGGCGCAAGAAGACCGAGCATCCCATTATTGGAAGTTGAGCCTTCATTTCCGAATACATACGTTTTACTTTCCATATTATCCTGAATCTTTTGTTAAACATTAATTGATTAATACTACGTAACGTTACGAGCACAAAGATACGAATAATATGGATAGAGATAGATAAACTCGTAAAAGATTATATAAGTGTTTGATGAGCAAAGATTTATGGTTACGAAAAAGGTCATAAATATACAGGAGGGGCGATTGGGTCTCTCCTATATATATAATGTGTAGCTACTCCTAGAGGTTTATGCCATACTTTCGTGATAGCTTACGGAAGAAAGCCTTCTTGTTGGCAAAGTATCGGATAAGAGACTTATTCCACTTCTTCTCATGTCCGAACTGGTCGTGGATGCCTTCGGGTATCTTACCATCGTGAACATACTTTTCAAAGGATGAGATAGACTTGCCCATTTCGTGAGCACACCATCCCTTGTTGGCTTGGGTATCATTCATCATGGCAGTAAGAAGTGCCACAAGTTCCATATCTCCTTCCGACAGACCGCAAGGGATAGGCTTGCCCTCTGCTTGGGCAACTGCTGATTCATGTGCCTTATCTGCGAGAGCACGAAGTCCAGCTTCGATGATGCTGTAATTTACTAATTGCGACATAAGCATATATAATTAAAATGAGTGTAATCAGGAACATATCACAATAGTACATCTGATTCGTGATAACGATGGAATCATACATGACGTGAATCACATTGACTCCTGCAATATAGAGAATCGGAATGCGCCACTCTACACACAATCGGTGCAACACCTGACCCTTCCAAAGAGAAATCGGGTAAAGAATGTAAGTGATGAAGTAGAAGAACCAGATAGGTTCCTCATTCTCTTCGTACCATAGTGTTATCTCCATTTTGTTGTCATAGAACTGAGATATACCATACCATCTGAAAAGCATGACCAATATAGGCGCATACTTGAAATAAAACAAGTCAGTCTTAATCTTGCTTCGTTCAGGGAGTAACTTAGTTATCTCTCCAATTAACTTCTTGACTCGTAGGTCTTCGTCTTCATCTTTTTTCATAAGCCTTCATTTTTTAAGTTTATAATGATTGGATAATCTTTTGCTGATGTAATCACCTGAGATTCAGATGTTCTTAGATGCTGCAAATATAAAAAGAAATAATAAGAACATAACAATTTAGGATATTTTCAATAGTTAAACTTTATAAATACTTACAGATTGACAGATTTACACGAGAAATAGAGGTAAAAAGTTTCAGATTGAAAGCAATTATCCCCCGAAAGCCTAGCACTTTCAGGGGATAGTCATATATGTATTACTTCTCAGCCTTCGCCTTCTGATTAGCCACAACCACCTTGTTAGCCTTCTCCAGCACGGAAAGAATCTTCTTTCTAAGTTCACGAATCTGCTTCATGTCCTCAGCGTTGTAGGCATCCTTGCCATCATCCAAGAAACCTTTCTTCAATTCGGATATTTCCTGCTTATCAAGAGAAATCTCGTCAATGGCATCAATGGCTGCCTTGTTGGTGTTGTAGTAGCTATCGCTCTGACTAGGAGCCGTATCAACCAATAGGTCGTAGGCAGACTTGAATCCGTTCAACTTAGTGTAGAGTTGTTTCAGCTTCAAGTCCTCGAAATCATCCTTCGGAGTAGCATGAGCCTTATATATATCCTCGGCATTCAACTTGTGAGGTCTATACTCCTCCCCACTCTCCTCAGCACGTTCCTTCTTCTTGTCTTCCTCATACTTCTTCACCTTCACATCATCCTGCTTGTACTGCTTATACTCCTCTGAGCCGTAGAACCGCTCCAGCAGGGAGTAATCTCCATCCACCTTAGCTTGTTTCTTCAACTTGCTCAGGGTATTGGCTGCTCGGTCGTGATTCTCCTTCATATCCCAGAACTCATCACCTTGTTTCTTAGTAACCGGTCTATCATCAGGATTGCTGACGAACTTGCTGAATAATGGAATATCAGCAACCTTGATTTCCTTCGGGTCGTTGAGTGACTTGGTAAGCACACCGAGAACCTGACTTCCCATGGTGTAAGCACCACCGAGATAAGAAGACAATACATGGTCAACCACAGCAGGGTTATTCAGGTTATATCTTGGGTTACCCAAAGCATCCCATTTGTTCTGCTGCACATCAGGATAATCGTTTCCGATTGAGTTCATCATCCTTGATACACGAACCAACCAATCAGGAGTACCCACGTATGCCTTGGTAAAGTTAGGGTCATACTTATTGTACTCTGTCTCCTTGAATAATGGCTTGCCAGTAAAGTCAACATTGAAAGCCAACTCAAAGACTGGACGGATGGCATTCGGCATCAGACTGACAGCAATATTTCCGTCATATCCAGTAGGGTCGAGCGGAAGCATATCCACCACCTGACCGAGCAAGTCTTCTGCATACTGGCTCCAACTCTCCTCAGCCAACTCGCCACCCATCATCTTGGATGCAATCATATCGCCTACTCCATAGAAAGCACGGAACTCCTGAGCAAGCGGAATCTTCACGAACTCATGGGTAGTAGGAACCCACATAATAAAGTTGTTTCGTCTATCCCACTTGGTGAACTGCCAGTACTTATCCTTATCATCGTCACCTCCCAACAGACTCATCAGGGCAGCGTTAACGACAGGAACCAGCACGCCACTCGCCAACCATGATGCAGTAACAGCCGTGAACTTGAAAGGATGATGCTTGGCAAGCGCACCCAAGGTCTGCAAACTCTGTACCGCTGGGTTGATGAAGAGATAGAGGTTTCTAACCATCTGCCAGCCATATTCACCAGTACCCTTGCGGTTGAAGTTCAGGGTCACGTCCTTGGCATCATTCACAGCCTCATCAATGGAACGTCCATACTGAATAGAGGTCATGTAAACCGCAAATCGGTTACTATCCTCAATCATTCTGTTCAGGAACTCGATACTATCCATGATGGTATGCCATACCTTTACTGGGTTCACCTTCCATCTATCCAAATCCTTCAAGTCATTCTTGAATTTCTTCTTCAAGTCTTCCACATCAAGCGAAGAAACAAAGCCAGTTTCGCCACCATTCATCATGAAGTCATAGAACATCTGTTCCTTTGGTGTAGCGTTTCCGTTGTTTACCTTATCTCTCAACTTGCCGTTCTGATAGTCTCTCAGCATGAAACCGAGATTCCAAGAGGTAGCAAGATTCTTTCTGAGCAGATAGTTGTACTTTGCATCCTCACGTATAGCGGTAGATGCCAGCGTCATGGTCAGGTCTCGGAAGTAGTTGGAAGGGATGAAGAGAGGTGAAAGACTGGTATAGGCAGCAGCCATCTTTCTGCCCAACCAAGCAGCAGCCCTATCCAATTTGCCGCTCTGAATCTCTCTTACTCGGTGTGCTCTGGTATTGTTCATCGCCTGAGCCAACTGAGGGTCACCATTCACGTAGATAACATACCCCTCGCCATCCTTCATCACTCGCACCTCATGTTCTCTCTCCTCGCTATGAGTCTGAGGATAGGCAATATTCAAGCCGTCTCTCTTTTGGGTAGCATCGCCAGTCTGCGCCATCTGCTCCATCTTCTTCTCGAAAGCATCAATGGCAGCTTTCACCTGATTGCTATTCATCTGAGAAGTAATCTGAGGTGTAGCAGGAATCCACTCTTCGTTGCCATTATCATCCACACTCTTCACATACCAAGCCTTGCTCAGGGTAAGAAGAGAGTTCGGATGATTCTGAGCCAAGAGCATCAGGTGTTGTTTCACCCAGTTCTTGTTGTTCAGCAGGATTCCACTCTCTGCCATGTTCTCGATGTAGGCGATAGGGTCATCAGCGATGGAGGTTCGTCCGTTTGCCTTCTTCAATGTCTGATTAAACGCACCCTTGCCGCCACCGATATAGTCCCATACTTGGTCGGCAGTAGTGCCATCCCAGCCACGGAGAGGAATATAATGGCTATACATATCACGCACATACTGATAAGTATCTTTGCTCATCATGCCAGCCTTATAGCCATCACGGAGAATCTTCTTTGTAGCCGCATTCGTAGCATTCCATAGGTCTTGCACCTCAGCTACGTGACTACTCTCAATATCCCTTACCAGTTTGTGGGCAGCTTCCTCAAAGTCTGAGCCACCGAAGAGAGCAGACAAGCCTGAGTAATCGTAGGCGATACCATTCTCATCATAACGATAGTCCATATAGGAAGGAGAGTATTTCGTTCTAAGAGCGTTATCCCTCTGTCTCCAAGTAGTGAAATCCACTCTTCCAAACTCCAAATCGCTATCATTTGTAATACGGTTCATATCGCCCTTGTAAGCCCTGTATGCCGCACTTCTCTGAGCCACGTCCTCAAAGTCAGCATCCAGTGACTTCTTGAAAGCCATCTGAGCATCACGCTCCAAGCCATGCTTAGCCATCATGTAGATACGGACATTATCATAGCTATCACCCAGTATCTTCTTCATCTGGTGATAAGCCTTTCTCAATGGCTGCAAGAACTCATTGTTGTACTCCTCAAACTCGTTCTTTCCCTTGCCATGACTGCGGTTCTCGGCAGTATAGGCATCCTCAGCCATATTCAGGCGGTCAACACCCACTTCATTCATAATAGCTTCCTGAGCCTTACGGATAGCCAGCATACTATCTTGGAAGGCGATACGTTTCAGAACAGAGCCACGCTGCAACTCTCGGTTGAACTCTCCAAGGGCAGTATCATCACTCAGAAGATGCTGCTCGTAGGTTGGAGCAGTCTTCCACAAAGCCATCTGTTTGCGGTACTCGTCAACTCTCCTCAGGAAGTCAACGGCACTCTCACCAGCATTGCGTTGTGGGATGGTTGGTCGCTGGGCATCCTTTGGCAGATTATTATCCTTCTTCCACTGGTTCAAGTCATGCTCAAACTGGTCATAGCGCAAGGAGAATCGGGTATTCCCCACGATATTGGCATTGTTCTCATCGAATATCACGTAGTTGTAATCATCTTCCTTTGCACCTCCAAAGATGGTTCCAGCAGGGTACTTGATACCAACAAATCCTGCATCACTTAACAACTTACTAGCTGCTTCTTTAGAACCAAGCATAGAGGAAAGTTCATCATACAAGTCTTGACCTCTTACCTTACCATCAACACGACTTGGATAAATGGTCTCAATAGGCTCCTTGCCTATTCTAACCAACTCCTTATTTACCTTATTCAAATGAGATTTTTTCAATTTATTCTCCCAATCAAGATAATCTCCATTATCATCAGGAATATCCACATCGTAAAGATAAGCAATATCATCAGGAACAGCTATTTCCTCATTCTTCTTTGCAAGAATATCGCTAAGTTCCTTCAAATTATCATCATCAGGGAACATTTCTAGAGCAGAAGAAAGGTCTTTTCTCATAGCATCCAATCCCTTATCTACATCTTTATATTTATAGATATAGTGTCTTACCATATCTTTATTGCTGTCAGACAAATCTGTCACAAATTCAAAGCCGCCATTATTTTTCCTCATTTTGGCACGTCTTGTGTAGTCCTCAGCAATTTCCTTAGAGTTAGTAACATATCCACCCCAACCGAATGCTTGCGAACCTTCACCCTCACCCATGTGGCTGAAATCGAACTTGTCAAAGCTAGCACCAGTACCATGATAGGTACGGATGCTAAACTTAGGGTCAGAGCCAGTAAGCAGAGGAGCAATCACATGCTCGGTCAACTGAGTAGGGATTCCGTTGCCGATGATGGTATGGCTCAGGTTCTCAGAGAATGGCATCTTGTAATCATCGCTCACTCCTGATACTCTTGCGAGCACTCTGCCCATGGCACGATATACCTTGCCGTCAGGCATCACAATCACATCACCGCTCTTGGTTCTGAGTGTTGGCAGGAGTTCATCAGCGAAGGCATGAGGAACCTTTCCGTCAGCGTAGGCACTTCCCATCACATATAATGGCTTGTCAATGTTTCGCCAGTCAATGCCATCAGCCTTCAAGCGAATATCCATCCAAGGAGCCACGCCATTTTTCTTCTCTGTCAGGGTCGGGATAATATCAGCCACAGCTTCATACCATCCGCTCTTGCGTGCCATCTTCTTTGGCTTTTCAGGAAGTTTGCCATCACGAACCGCACGGACAATCAATCTCTCTCGGTTGGTGTAGCCACCATAGTCAGCAGCGTTATACACATCTGCATCCCAAGTATAGCCGTTGGCATCCAGAGCATCGGTAATAGTCTTCATGGCTTCCGAATCCTTATACCCCTTCACATTCTCAATGGTCACCACCTTTGGCTTAACCGCATTGATAAACTCGGCAGTACTTGCAGCAGTCTCCTTGTCAAGTTCCACCTCAGCATGGTTACTCTTCGCCTGAGAGTAGTTCTTGCAGACTGGGCTGGCATGGAAGTACTCCACTTCACCATCTATCTGCTTAACCAACTCTCTTGGGTCAACATCACGAACATCAGCAGTAACGATGTGCTGCCCGAAGTTGTTGCGATATACACCGCTTATCTTCTCATCGTACTCCACAGCTACAACTGGGTCGATGATACCCTTCAAGCCTTCCTCAACAAGACCGCCACCGCTAAAGTAGGTTCCAGCCTTAATGAGAGTGCCATCCTTCAGGGAGAACTTAGGTTCCTCGCCAGCAATCTCTGCCTTGCGGTTCTCGCCCAGAGCCTGAGCAATATGAATTATCTTCTTGTTAGCCATCTTCCAGCCGCTAGGCATATCATCAATGGCAGTCTTGATAGCATCATCCACCTCATCAGGAGTATTCAGACTCTTCAAGTCCTCAGCCATATCAGCCGCACTACGCTCGCCAGCGAGAGAGAATCGGATATTGTCGCTACTATTGATAGCTTCATTGAAGGCACGCTTTCGGTCTGTATCGCTCTTTTCGTCATACTCAAATATTGATACACCAGCATTCTTCAATGCCTCCTTCACCTCTTTCTTGGTAGTAGTAGGAACAACAGCAGCAGAGAACTCGTCAAATCTAACTGGACGTTCAAACTTAGTCTCAAAGTACATGGCAGGATGCTCTTCCTTGATAGCCTTAACCATTTCCTTCAAGCGTTTCGTGTCCTCATCTGAGAAGTCCACATTGTACTCCTTCTTCAAATAGGCTTGTGGGTCACTTGTCATTGCCGCCTCAGAGAGTCTTGCCAAACCATAATCGTCAAAAGTTCCAGTTGCATCAGGCTGGCACTTCATGCCAAGTTCAAAGAATACATTCGACCACTTTTCTCTGAATTTATCAAATTTCTCTCGGTCAGAAGTCAACAAACCTTTCTTGGAGCGAATATCATTCAATGTTCCATAAGAAGGCATCAGTCTTGCAGCAAAGTTTTGGAAAGATACAGCCGCACCAGTTGCACCATTTCGTCCTTGCTTCTTCATCAACTTTGAAACATTCTCCAAGGTGTTTGGCACATATCTACGATTGCCGCTAGGAGTAAAGCCATCAAAGATTACCTCCTTAATGCCATATTCCTTTTCCTTACCTTCCAGCCAAGTATTGAACTCATCTGTCAGGTTATTGGTCTTGATGTAGTCTTCAACCTCATTAAGCGTAGCATTCGTATCAACGCCACTCTTACGATGGTCATACTCTACATCACGGACGAAGGTCTGCAAACCCTTATAGTTGAAACCATATTCATCATATAGTTCAACATTCTCCTTGGCAATGGCATATCTCATTCCACCCTTAGCACCAGCATCAACGATAGACTTATTTCTTTCCAGCCAAGCCTTGGTCTTCTCCTCATACAAATCCTTATCGCCATCAAACTTTGCCTCAATGTACATATCCAAGACCTTCTGAGCATCAGCCTTGCCGATACCATAGATATTGAAGTCTCCAGCAGTAATAAACTTCAACTCGTTATATGCTTCATCACTAAACTTAGGCTGAATCATCTTCGGTTCAGGAGCCACACCCTTCTCATGAAGGAAGAGATACTTCAAACCAGAGTTTGCATCGCCCCCGTTCAACCATCGGTCGATACCATTTCTTACTTCATGCTGCATTTCTTTTGGCACAGAAAGAACATCCGAAGAAGACTTTTCAGCCCCCTTATTGCTCATCTGTTTCTCCACTTCTGGATAAGTAGGAGTATAAGCATCACCTTGCCAAGTACCTGCATTTTTTCCAGTTCTCTTAGCAATCTTATCGGAAGGCAGAATCAAGGAAATGCCACCATACGCCTTATGGTCTTGCCTACTAGAGTCAATGACTGCCACAGACGGATTGGCAAGACCACCTTGCTTGATAGCCTTCAACAGCTTCTCTTCTGATATGTTATGCACTCCTGCAAGAGTTTTTTCGTCCTTCAATGAAAACTTTTCGCCATTTTCCTTGGCAGTTTCAGAAGAATTGTCTATCTTTGCAGCAGAACCTTCGGTTTGGGAGAGAGCGGTGTCACCTTCCAACGAAGTAGCGGCAGTGTCTGTCCTCTTGTCGCTTGCCGAAGTTTCCTTTTTAAATGCAGTCAACAACCAAGATTTTCTTTCTCCATCCCAAGTAAGACGAACACCAGCCTTATGGGTTTCACTTTCCAAGTTTACACGATTCTTACTGCTTGAAACTACACGCATATCATTCAGAATCTCCTGCAAATTATCAAGAACCTCAGGATGATACTTCACAAGTTTAGAAAGACCATAGCCATCACTATGTCCAGTTCCTTCTTTGCCCCAAACCAAATCAATATCACCAATATCCTTGTGATGAAGAGCACCGACAGCTTCTCCACCACGAACCTTCTTCAAGAAATCGATTGCAGCCTTGGCATTGCCACGGAACTGATTGTATATATTTCCGAAAGCACCAACACCTACTGGCTTTATATCCTTCAACGAGAACTTTACTTTAGCATAGTCTGCAAATGGCTTTAGCTTACGATTGCTAGTATCAAGCCACTTGTCGAACTCATCCTTACTTACTCCAGTAATATTTCCAAGACCTTGCCAACCATCGCTATAGTTGGCGAGATAAGCCTTTTTGGCATCATCCATGGAGTCATAGCCATACATTACTTTATGCTCATCAAACGAGCCATCAGGATTCACTTGGTCTACGACAAACACATCACCATTCCAATTATCAAGGTCTGCTTTGTCATTGATGAACATATCCAAATGGTCACCATCCTTGCCAAACTTGCCACGGATATAACCATAGGTATCGTGCATGGTAACTTTCCATTCTTTACCATCGGCATCCTTGCCTGAGCGAGTTGAACCCTTTGGATTTTCTATAGTGTAATCGTAGCCACCGAACTTGATGTGTCCCTTCTTGTAGTTGCCACTCTCCTTCTGTGCGTCAGATGGATTGGTTTCAGTTTCCTCAATAGCAGACTTCAAACGGAGAGAGAACTTGGTGTGCTCTGTGATTCTCATATCCTCAGGTTTGAAGATAACATAGTTGGTATCATTTTCCTCAGCACCACCCATGATGGTTCCAGCAGGATATTTAATACCAGTAAAACCAAGAGAAGAGAGGAACTGGCTTGCAGCCTTTTGACTGCCCATCCATCTAGATAAACGATTGTACACAAATCGTATATCATCCTCAACATTTCCATTGTCATAGGTGGTTCCCCTAGTTAGAGCATGAGTCTTCACAAGGTTTGGAATCATCTGCTCCTTGTCTGCATTCTTGATGTAATCATACAACAGAGTTCTGAACACAATATCCTTTGATGCCATATCATCAAGGGTCTTAGCATCCAAGCCATAAAGACCTTCAATTATCTTTGTTGCAACCTCATCAGATGGTTTCTTCTCCCATTCCAGATAGTTGCTGCCATTATCCTCAGGTATATCCACCTCATAGAGGTTATGATATGGCTCAGCCAACTTCTTCATTTCATTGTAGAAGTCAATTTTTTCCTGCTCTGTAAACTTGTCATTCATGGCTATTTGCTTATCACCATGCAGGAATGACTCTAGTGTAGGATATTTCTTGGCGAACCTTGTACCATTAGAACGCTGAATGCGATAATATGCTTTAGAAGGGTCATTATCCATCAGAGTAGCATAGCTTTTTCCTATCTTTTTGGATGAAGTAACATAACCACCCCAACCGAACACTTGGGAGCCAGCACCCTCGCCCATGTGGTCGAAGTCAAACTCTGTGAAGTCAGCACCGCTACCATGATACACCTTCAACGAGAACTTAGGAGCATCAGCTATCTCCTGATTGATGCTGTTCACAACATCATCAGTAACAATATCGCCCTCCTGAATCTGCTGAGGTTCACGACCAGCATTCTTCACAAGTTCTGCTTGCTCTGCTCTGGTCAAGATACGGTTCACCTTCATCGCACCAGTAATCACCCAAGGGTCAGTCTCAGGGTTCGGGTTGGTACGATACATATAATATCCATCAGTAGGCAAATGTTTCAAGCCAGCGAGTGAATGCTGATACTTGCCCGATGGATTGATACCCTCTTGGCGAGCTTCCTCCTGATAATCTACATCAGCAGCATACTCCACCTCAGCGAAGACGAAGTTCTTAGGGAAGAGAGTCTTGTTTCCATCAGCATCCTTGCGGTTGAACTGGATAGCGTAAGGCACTACACCAAGATGCCAGCCTGGTCTATAGGCTAGCTTGCCACTACCTCCTTGTGTGCCCTTGCCGCCCTGCTTAACCTGAGGTCTGCCAGTCTTGCTTTCTCCTGCAATAGGAGCCGCATCAGCATCGAGCCATACACCAACTGGAGTAGCAGCACCATCAGGGTTCGCTACCATAGGTGGATAAAGTTTGCCATCCTTTAGCACGAATACCTTGTAGCCGATTCCCTTCTTCTTAGGCTCAGGTTTCTGACGAAGAGAGAATGAAACATCTTCGCCAGTCTCAGAGTTCGTTACCTGACCATTGGCAGTCTTCACGTAGGCTTGTTCGATAGAGCGGATGATGTTCTTGGTTACATCGCTATACTCTGTACCAAAGAATGCCAACTTAATCTTCTGCAATATCTCATGGATAGCAGCGAGCAGAGGATGAGACATCTTCATAGCGAGAGTGTGAGCCAAGTTGAGGTCACGAATCATTTCACCTACCGCATCAGCCACCACCTCCTCAGCATAGTAATCTCTAGCACGTCCAGAGAATCCAGCATCAGAATATCTCTTCATGGTCTCATCCACCGCCTTATCGAAGGCATCAGAGCCATAGGTATCGAGCACAAGCTGAGTCAACTCATTGTATGCAGCAGGGTTCAGGTTCTTGATTTGGTGGGTCATTTCGTGACCGAAGATAAACTGAGCACCTTCCGTGATAGAAGAGTCAAGAGTGATGAAGATGGTACGATGCACGTTGCCATCGGCATCCGTAGTCTCCTGAATCCAGCCGTTGCCCAACTTGTCAGAGTACTGCCATTGAATGCTAGCACCCATCATCTTAGCCAGTCTCTCGAAAGCCTTGCGAGTCTTCTGCCCTACGATATTGTCAACAACCTTCATATCATCCACCTTATTCTTCTCTACATCAGCAGCACGCTCGGCAGTTGTCTGCTGCTTGCCATTCTCCTTGGCAGAGAAAGGAAGGTCAGATTCATCACGCTGTGCGCCTAAAGGTGCTTCATCAGTAGCATCCTCAGGAACATTTATATTATCATTTATTTTGTCATTTGTCTTCTCATTATCCGATTCATTAGACAAATCATTAGATTCATTAGACGATTCATTATCCAACTTCGCCTCTGACTTCGCCTTCAACTCAGCCTTTTCATCCGACTTCGCCTTCAACTCGACCTCTGGCTCAGCCTTATGCTGCTCAGCATAGGCTGCATTCTCCTGAGCACGCTTCTGCTCTTCAAGTATGTTCTCTGCCTGAGCAATGCGAATATTCTCAACAAAATTCCTTGCTTCCGATGCCTTGAAACCGCTATTGAGTACACCGATGAGAGCATTACGAATTTCCTGAGTGTCTAGTGATTCAAGGTTGGATGGGCGATTCTCCCACAAGCTATGAACGAGCGCATCAATAGTAGTTCCCTTGCCATCAGCAGCGAGCAACTGAGTCTTGGCAAAGTCTTCTCTGCTCAATCCAGTCTCTTGCTTAACACCCTTGCTTGTTTCTGTTCCCTCATAGTTGAGAGAGTGAGCACCGAGATTGCTAGCCACATACTCCTCAGCAGTAAGCGGAATCGTATCAGTCACGTCAATGCCAGTACCATCATACAGACGATGAAGGAGAGAACCGATAGTTTCTCTGTAGAGTTGTGATACAGCCTCAGCATCATCCTTCACAGCACTCTTCAATCGAGCGAACTTTCTTCTTGACTTCTCAATGAGTTCCTTCCTACCATCAGCAGTATCTTCCACCTTGGCAAGTTGTCGCTCATTATAGGCATCACGAATAGCGATAGCAGAGTCATAAGCCGCCTGAGCATCAGCAATCGCCTTCTCCTTGGCATCCTTGGCAGCCTTCTGTTCCACGAAAGTCTTACCCTTCACGGTCATGTTGCTAGCCTTGTCGAGTGCCTTCTTTGCATCAGACACATATCCAGATACGATACTATCTGCATCCTCACCGAACTGAGTATCATATAACTCAGCAGTCTGTGCGGCAGTCAGTTTCGAGAAGTCAGGATTGCCATCCTCCAACATAGGCACGATGGTTCCATCTTCAAGGGTAATGGCAGGAGTATGCTCAGGAGCAGAAGTATTCTCCTCGGCATTTGATTCCGATTGATTATTCTCCTCATTAACGATATTGGTATTCTCATCCAAAGGTGGAAGCTCACGATGATTGTTGATATAATCAAATGATGCAGACCATTTTTTGCCATCCTTATCTTCGAGGATGATACTACCCTGCTCATCAATACCTACAACTTTTGATAGAGTGCTTTCCTTTGGTCTTCCGAAACCATCGCCACTCATCCATATCTCACTACCTTTAGGCAAACCGAGATTTTCAAGCTGAGAATCCTCATCAGATTCTTCTCCACTATTATCCTCTATCATTGAGGATTCAGGCATAGCTTGTTTGTATTCATCGAGCGACATAGAAGAGATTGTAGCCACATCTTCTTTGTTCACAGCATGAGGAACAATAGTGCCATCACTCTTCAACTCAACTACCTTAGCTTTAGCACCAGCATCACGGATAAGGAATAATCTAGAATCAGGGTATTTGGTATTACCATCCTTGTCGAGCACATCAACGAGCACCACGTTACCATTATCATTGAGAATCTGATTGAAGTCAAACGAAGGTTGAGTCTCTTCTGTCTCCTGATTCTGCTGGGCTGCACGTTCCTTCTCCATCTGCTCACGCTCAGCCTTGGCAGCTTCCAGTCTTTTCTGGTCTTCCAAGTCTTTCATCTGCTGCAAGTCTGCAAGCGAATAAGGATTCTCCACCACGTTACCATCTATAGAGATAGCAGCAGTACCATCACCATAGTCAGCCAACACCTCATAGGTATGTTCAGTACCATCAGTATCAGTCACATTAAACTGGGAGCCTACTTCAACGGTTCCATCAATGATGCCAGCCACTTCTTTGATAGCATTCTCTTTTGCATCAGCTACCGCCTGAGCCTTCACATCATCAGCAGGGAGTTCTTCACCCAGTTCAGCGAACATCAACGCATCAGCATGTTCTACACTATTCGTTGTCGGGTCATAGTATAGAATCATATCATCGCTATTGCTTACATCAATGGAGCCATCATCATGAGTAGCAATATTACCACTGATAATATAGACACCATAGTCTTCCAAGCCGCCTGATGCTTTGATAGTAGCGTTACGGACAGAGCCACGACTCTGGTCTGTGTACATATCAACCCTCTGTTCTGCCTGATGAGCAGCGAGGTCAACCTTATCTTGTGCATCATCAACCACACCTTGGTATCGGGCAGAAGACAACTGGTAGTCATAGATAGCTTGGTCAAGTTTATCATCCTGTCCCGTCAGGGATTCCAGTTCCTCGTCACTCATGGCAGATAGCTGCTGCTCAGAGATACCCAATGCTGCTGCAAGAGTTTTCATCTGGTCTTCCTGCTGAATCTGAATATCATGTTTGTCTGCATCATCAGCATCATGCCCCTCAGAATAAGCGTTGTCAATATCTGCCTGATGCTGCTCCTCAGGTGTTGTTGGTTCGTTGGTAATCTCCTTGGCATTCATTTCAGCAGTCTTGGCTATATTGTAGCCACGCATCTTCATCAGGTTGACACCATAGTTAACAGCAGCATTAATCTGCTCCTTGGTCATGGTATCTCTCTGTCTAAGAATATCAGCCAGCACACCACCCATCTGCTCGTTGGTTGCGTTGTCTATTTTATCCTTGATGTCTGCCCAGTTATCGCCCATAAGATTCTGTGCATCACTATCAGCCACGTTCACCTTGTTGCGGAATCGGTAATACTGAGCACGATTGTAGATACCTTTTACTGGTCGGGAGCCAGCACCCATAGCATACATAGAACCGACAGAGATAGCCATACCACCGATAATGTCAAGTTGCTGCTTAGCATCAAGGAGGTCACTCACCTTTCCTTCACCATCCAGCAGGGCGTGAAGAGGAATACCAATTTCCTCCTCCATCACTTCCTCAGCGAAACCATTGATACCGAACTTTCCCATCCACTTCTTGGAATTGGTGTACCAGCCACTCTTGCCGATATTCTTGAAGAACTCAGCAGAAGCATTCATACCATGTTTCTCCATGAAGTTGACAGCACCCTTCTTGATACCATAGTTGTGACCGAAGAGTTTTTCAGTATAGTTCTCTACCATAGCAGAGGTCATACCCTTATAGAGAGCAGTACCAATAGACTCACCACCCTCATGCAGAAGATTTCCATTCTCATCGAAAGTGCCAAACTTATAATCACCCTTCTCATCCTGATACAGATTACCAAGATGTCGCTGCATGATGTCAGCACCAGTCTTCAACGCTTGCTCAGTTCCAGCCATCGCATACGAGCCGATAACATCGCCAGCCACGATACCAGTATTCTTCAATATAGCAGCACTCACTTTGCCCATGCCACGCTTAGCTGCAAACTTCAAGGCTCCACGACTGATGCCCTTGGTAATGCCACCATAACCGCCAGTCAGGAAAAAGTCAGCCATAAATGGGAGACTCTGCCCTGCAATTTTCGTCCAACGATAGACGTTACCCATCTTCTCGTCTTCGAGAGCCGCAGCAGCATCCGCACCCAGTTTACTCTTCAGGAGCATCTTATCAGAACCAGAGAGAGGAATATTGTTATCCATCTTTGTCTTGATACGCTCCATCTGCCCCATCGTAGCAAAGTCAGTCAAACCGAAATCCCATGTCTTAGCAGTAAAGGCAGTATTGTCAAGAGCCTTCAAGGCATCCTCCCCCAAGCTACTTGTAGGATATTGTTTCACTGCTTCCAGCGCACCAATCTGCTGCTTAACCAGAGCGAGAGAAGTTGCCAACTTATTTCTATAGTCACTCTGCTCAGCGGTTCTTCCGTTACTTGCACCGATACTAGCACCATAAGAAAGCAAAGGATTTCCGTGTTGGCGATTATCCTCAGCGATAAGAGCTTCAATCTCCTTCTTTCGGGCATAGGCATCAGCTAGTTTCTTGTCAAACTGCTTTTGAGCACCCTCCTCAGTAAGGTAGGTTCCATTCTTTCCGATGTTCTCCTGCAAGTCATAGTTACCATTCTTGTCACGAACATCAAAGGCAGATGGAATCTCGCCAGTATCAACCGCTTCCTGATAGGCATTGTTTTGCTGGTCAAGAATAGCTTGGCTCTGCTCAGCTTCAGGGAGAGAATAAACATTCTCATTGTCAGAGGTAACGTATGCGCCAGTCTTGCCAGTCTCAGGATTGTAAGCAAAATCATCCTTCACCACATTGTTTGCATCACCACCATAAGGAGTCTGATGTGTACCCAAATTCACACGACCGAAATCCTTCTGCTGTTTCTGCTTGCGTTGTTTCAGTCTGTTATATCTGCCAGCATTGTTCATTGTCTGCTGAGCACTAGCCGAGATAGCTGCTGCCCCAGCAGAGAAACGAGCACGGTCAGCAGCACTCATAGGAACACTACCGCCCTTCGCTCTAGATGAAGTCTTACTACGAGGTTCAAAGAGTGCCGAGTAAAAACGCTCATAAGTAGATGGAACATCAAAGTTCTGAGCCTTCAAGTTCTCATAGATAGCGTGTCTGTTATCCGCACCGCCCTTTCCGTCTCTTGTCAGAGCACTCTCAAACTTATTGTAATCATCAGGCACATCATAGTTCTGTGCTTTCAGATTCTTGTATAAAGTGTATAATGGTCTTTCTGCCATGATATATATATTTGTTTGTTACCAAATTCTTGTTACCAATTCTGTTACCATTTTACGCCAGTCTTCTTCTTGCCACCAGCCGAAGAACCGCCACCATTATGTGCTCTGTAAGCCTCTACTATTGTCTGTGCATTTTGAGGAACACCAGCACGTTTCAAACTTCTAGTAACCGCTCTTACTCCATTAGGGTCTTTAGTAGTTAAACCAGCGAGAGTTTTATTATAGTTTTCTTTAGAAGAACCACCTTTATTTTTCCCTGCCTTTTGTGCTCTAGTCACATTAGCGTTTGCATTCTTCTTACTAGTACTTTCCTGCTCTTTATGATGTCGAACAGTTTCTTTGTTCGCAGACTCCTGATTACTTAATTTACCCTTATTGTATTCATCTTGCTGTGTTATCCTCATTTGGTCTAACATGACTTTCGCTCTATTGATTCTATCCAAATTATCGTGATACCTAATCTGCTCAGCGAGAGTCAGGTTATTCTTCCGAGCTTCCTCATCAAGAGCGAGTGCCCTCTGATAGCCAGCCTGCCAAGCCGCCCGATTCTTCTCACGCTGAGCATCCATATAAGCCTTGCGTTTATTCACCGCCTTAGTCATATCCGACTCAGGATTGTGTACCACCTTGGCACCATTGGTAGCGAAGTAGATATTGGATAGCGCACGGAGGCCATCACCCAGAGCAGCGATACGAGCCTTGGTACGCTCCTTCTTATCTCGGTTCGCCCTCTGCTCAGCAGTCTCATTCAGTTCAGGATTCAGCATCTTATACATATCAGCATAAGATAGCTGCTTAGGCTGAGGTTTAGGCTCCTCCTTCTTCACGATAGGGACAGATGGTTTATCCTCCTCATCACTTGGCGCACCCTGATTCACATCTACCCCATTGGCGATGGCTTGTTGAGTAGCGATAGCTTTCTCTCTAGCCGCCTTCATCGTAGATGTTTCATTCTGAGGAGTGGCAGCATTCATCTGGTCAACCTTCTTACCAGCCGCATCAAGTTGCTGCTGGGTGAAGACTGGAGCCTGAGTCTGAGCCACCTTCTGTGCCGCATCCACCCCACTCTGCTGCTTGTTGAGAACACTCTGTGTAGTCTTCAAGCCATTATTGTTTCGTAACATATCTGATGCTTTCATAGGCTATGCTTTAATCTTTTGAAGTTTAGCCCCAAGGCTATTCAAGTCAGCCTCAGAAGGAAGAGCCGTAGCCTTAGCCTTCAAGCCAAGAACATCATTTGAGTCCTTAGCGATACCATTCAACTGCTCCTGAGCCACATTCATATTCGGTGCCTTCTTCGCACCACCAGCACCACTATCAATCGTTGCAGCGATGTTGGCAGCAGTTCCAGCCACGCCAGCAACGGCATTGGCGGTATCAGCAGCCTTCTCAGCTTCCATACCCATCTGTTGGTTCTGCAACTGATTCTTTCTGTTCATATACTGCTGTTCGATGTTATCCTTTCGGGCATCATTTGCAGCCACAATCTGTGAGGTAGTATCAGCAAGAGTCTTGTTGTTTGCCTCCTTCACCGCAGTAGTGGAGTCTTCCGTACCGCCCATCACCGACTGCCTTCCCTTTGCAGCCTTGTTTCTGTTCTTAATCTGCTCCTGCATCTGTGTGAGCAAGCGAACCGTACCAGCACGCTTTGTCGGGTCGGCATTGTATGTTCTGTCATACCATGCCTGATTTTCTTTCTGTTGCTGAGCAATCATCTGCTCCTGCTTACGTCTCGCCTTGCGGTTAGCTACACCACCAGCGATACTACTTGCAAGTCCAAGACCTGCCCCAATTAATGCTCCTAACATATATATGTATTTTAATTATTAATAATGGTACAAAGATACTGATACCATCCGAGAATCATATTTTATCCGTTTATTTAGGTAGGTAAGTTAACGGATAAAGTTTCCGTTTGCCAACAAATTACTATCTTTGCACCAAAATAGTTAAGAAAATGGCAGCAGATAGAAATACAAAAGGTCAGTTCGAGAAAGGTCGAGCAAAGACTGGAGGTAAGCAGAAAGGGTACGAGTCTCCTATCACAAAGGAGTTTCGTGAGTTGTGTGCCGACTTTTCTAGAGAGGCTTGGGAAGACTTCATGGCAGCTTGGTATAAGTGTGAGCCGAAGGATAAGGTATCAACTTTCATCAAGATACTGGAGTTTAATTGTCCTAAGCTACAGACCGTCACTCTTGACGATAAGCGTGAGGTTCACAACGCCCTCACCGAGAAGTTGAGACAGATGTCAGAAGAGGAAGGATAAAATAGATTGTTTCATAAAATTTTATATTAAAATTATTTTTTTTCATAGGTTTTTGGTTTATAGGTTTTAAGATTGTTAGGATAATAAAATAGGGAATGCGTGAGCACTCCCTATTCTTTTTTTTATAATATTCACCACGCAAGTGTTAATTTCATGTTAAAACAAAGAATTTGTTTGGCTATATCCAAACTTTCATATACCTTTGCAGCAGAATTAAGAATCAGAAGTAATAACATACAGCCCTCGCCAACACGGATAAGGCAGCATTATGACAGCATTAGATTTTAACGACAAAGGTCAGGCAAATGTTTCATTCAGCGAGTTCGACAACTACATGGACGAGCGTAAGGAGCAGGGTGATTACACCGAAGAGAAAGACGGAATCACTTACTACTATAATAGTGGCGGTTGTCTTATCGGAAAGTATGATAACAACGAAGGTTACGGAATTACTTATTAACAGATAAAGCCCTACGCATCACGGATAAGCGAATTAATATGAAAAATATCTATGGAAAGACAGTATATCCAAAATACGAGATAGCTCTTAAACAGCACGTAAAAGGTAGCGTGGAAGACGATTACGAAAGTGTAGAGTTCGATGGAGCAGACAACTATAGAGAAGCTGTAAAAATGGCTAAGAAGTATTCGTTAGATGTTGGCTCTGAAAACATGCGTTATAAAGAATCAACATCATTAGATGCGGGTCTTGCGCAAGTAACCATAATCTGTTACTATTCAGACGATATATCTGAATATAATGAGGTATGGCAAGAAGAATACATAAACGGAAAGAAAACAAAAAGATATTAAAATGTCAACTCTTAAAGCTAAAGAAGTTATCAAGGAGAAGGGTATGACCATTGAGGAGGTAGCCAGCAAGATGGGAATCACAAAAGGTACTCTATCAGCTGCCCTCAACGGAAACCCAACCGTCAGCTACCTGACAAGAGTAGCAGACGCTATAGATTGTGATATTAGAGATTTATTCAGATAGAAAAAGGGAGTCAATGATGGCTCCCTTTTATCGTATTCACTATCAGCGCCCACCTCTCGCTCTTCTATCCCCAGCCATATCAGTCTTGGAACCACGATTCACAGATGATGGTTTATACCTAATTCCTGATTTCGTGTGGCTAGCATCCATACCCTTGCGTGAAGCTGCCCCAAACTTCTTATCGTGGGCAGCGTTATGTTTTGCGAGTTCCCTACGCTTAGCCTTCTGAGCAGGAGAAGACTCAAACTTAGTATCGTAAGCCGCCTTCCGTGCCCTAGCTAAAGGGTGAGTCTGATAATATCTAGCTGATTCTGATACCATAGTTACTCCTTATCTTTGTCTTTATCTTTCTTCAACGCATCATCAAGATACTTGTCAAGAGCCTTAATGCACTTATCAGGAATTTTATTAGCATCCTTGTTTTCTTTGAGATAATCAATAGTGCCACCTACTCCATAGATGATAAGCAGATTCTTTGTAGAAGGGATAAATATACAAATAGTTGCTCCAAACACAAAAGCATATATAGAACTCTTAAACATTCTTTTTATCTTTTCAAAAGGTTCATAATATTCATCACCAACAATAATTGTCCAGATACCTAAACCACATAACACCAAAATAGATAAAAGAACAACAACTTCACCACAACTATGTAAGTTGCCAAAAACACATAACCAATATAATTTACTCATAATCTTAAATTTTAATTAATATATCTATATCCAATTACACCATAACCATTCATGAATGTGAATCAATGCAGCACCAACTACCAGCGCAATCAATCCTGCACACACACCGAAGATGTCTGCCCACATATCATCGGCATCCACCTTCTCCTTGCTGACTAGCTTATCAATCACCACCTCCTTGAAGATACCTATAACGAATGTAGCAAGAGTAGCGAGCCATAAGTTATAGGTCAAGAAGAATATCATTTGCACCATCACCATGCTAACCACGAAGTGCAGCACTTTATCCGTCTGCAACCCACAGAGCCAGTTCTTAGGCTTTGTATACAGAGTATTCCATATCATTCTAATCATTGTCTTTATCTCCAATAAAGTTCACGATGTTCCTTCTTCAACAAATCCCCAGTTCTACACCACCAGTCATTCGGACTCGCTTTAAGATACTCCTCAAACTCAGGGCAGTTCTCTTCGTGAGTAAGATGAGGATGAGAAGTAGGCTTGAACTGATGCACACACAGCAAGTCTGCATGATTGCCACCATAAATGCGTGGCGGCATAACATCTTTCGCCTGATGCCACACCTTGTTGAGGTCAATGAGTTCTGCCCCATCCAGTTCCTTCAGGACATTATCAATCTTACCCAGCACACGATTCAGGACTTCTGCCCTATCCGTGCCAACCTTAGCAATTAACCACTGGGCATCACTCAGGGCACTTCTAATCAACATATCAAATTCCATAAGC